TCACTTTTCACCCAGCCGAACACGGTGGACAGGATGAAAACCTGCCATGGTTCTAGCTCTATGGGTTCACCNGCNANCGGNCCTTTGACATGGGGNAGGCGTTCCAAGAACGCACAGAGGTTATCTGCCGGGCGAAAGGTTCGACCGTTTTTGTCCTGTAGCTTNGGGTTAAANCGGTAAGGACTAGTTTTTCCCTTAAAGCGGGTTAGGTCATTCAATTGCCGCAGGCAAGCTTGCTTGACCCACTTGCATGCCAGGATCTCGCCCTCGACAACAGACTCAGCGTAACGCTTGGCTACTAAGCCATAGTTTCTTGCTGCCACGGGTGTCAACCAGCGATGTCAGCCCACGGATCTTGCTCGGTATCGGTAGCCTCAAGCGGCATCGTCACTCTTGACCGCGACGCTGGTGTGAAGCCCATCTCGACAGCCGCCTTGGTCATGATTTGTGCCTGTTTGTTGGCAATAGCCAGGTAGGGTGACTGCATCGGTACTCCCGTGTTGGGAGCTTTGACAAGCAAACCGGTTTTAATGAGCCCCGCCTGGGCTTGCCGATACAGGTCTGCGGCACAGGCCCAGATCTCGAGTACCGACATGTCCAGACGTTTGAGCAAATGCGGCGGGGCGCACTCCAGCGCATAGCGCCATGCTGACTTGGCACCTTCGGGCATGTAGGCCGGTGGTTCAACCAGGTCACCTTCGGGCTTTGGTTCACGAGTGTTTGTGCGGCACTTTTGCAGTGTGCCTTTCAGTTCTTTAATCTTGGTTGGTAGGGGCTTTCGGCCGGCCATATATCCTCGGGTCGGGGACTCCCCCTTGTTTCATTTCGCACGCACAAAAATCGTCGCTAACGGTCGCATCTTTGTAACTGCTTCATAGAAATTTCACCCCCCCTAGGGGGTTGGCGCCGGGAGCACTTCTCTGATGAAGTCTTGCGGTTATGACACGACACGCATAGCGGCTGCAGATTGTTCCAGTCGAATCGAGCACCGCCCGTTTTAATCGGCTGGATATGATCGACGACCGTGGCTGCAACGATCAAACCCAAGGATTCACAACGCCGGCAAAGCGGTCGCTCTTTTAAAACAGATTCTCTTAATGAACGCCAGGCTTTTGATCGATAGAACCCATGTTCAGCGTCAAAGTAAGCTCTAGCTCGGCCGTAGTCACGGTGCTTTTGCGTGCGATGTAGCGGACAGTAACCCGGACTTTCTACGACGTTTGAACAGCCAGGGTATCGGCATGGAAGCGGTGCACTTTGAGGCATATTCGTTCCCGGTTCTCATGCTGCTGGTTCTAGCTTTGAGTTGCACAGTCACTATCTAGTGCAACCTCGGTTTTTACGAATTTACGAATGACTTGGATCGTTTTATAACTCCCATCCGCTGTTAAGTATTAACTTTCTCATGAGGAATGATTTGATGGAATTGCCTTCCAATCCTGCACAACAACTTGCCTTAATCTACGCCCATCATTACGCAGAAGGTAGAGTCGTTTGGTTTCCTGATTCAGTGCCTGCTAGTTCTCGAACCAAGTTGATTCAAGATCTGAAATGTCGCGGTTTGGTTGCAATCGATGAGACTGGCGTGATTCTGACATCTTTGGCTCGGCGAGCTATTGAATCGTTAAACGAAAGCTCCGTGGACCCATCATCTCCTTACGTTCGATATCCAGGTTCGGGCAAGGCCGGAGGCAAGACCTATTTCAAACCCGGAACAAAGAGAGCTTTTATTCTCGAACTTCTCATGAGGCCTCAAGGAGTAACAGTTTCAGAGATTTCGGATAAGGTTGGTTGGTCGCGCGGAACAGTCAGTGCATTGTTGCGTTTAACCTTTACACAGCACCTGGGCATCCCAATTACGACGTCAAAAGGTCCGGGAAGGGCATTTACCTATCATGTGAATGACCAAATGTTGCGGCAGAGTTAGGGTTCAGTTGAACAGAAGGCCATTCGGTGTGCCTGTTGGGCGCTAAATCGTTCCCACCGTTTAACTATCACATCGACGTACTTAGGATCTAATTCAATCATTCGGCATCGCCTGCCTGACTTCTCGCAGGCGATGAGGGTAGAACCTGATCCGCCAAATGGGTCAAGCACGAGGTCATTCGTTTTACAGCTATTACGAATGGCCCGTTCAACCAGCTTGACCGGTTTCATGGTTGGATGCAGATCGTTTTTGTCTGGTCGTTTGATGTGCCAAATATCGCTTTGATCACGCGCCCCACACCAGAAGTGGTCATTGCCTTCCTTCCAACCATAGAGAATCGGTTCATATTGACGCTGGTAATCCGATCGTCCGAGCGAGAACGTGTTTTTTGCCCAGATGATGTACGAGGACCAGCGACCACCGGATGCACGAAAGGCCGATTGCAGCACATCGAGCTCAGAACCAGCCATGGCGATGTAGATGGCCCCTTTCGTGTGCACGATGATGTTTGAACAAGCCAGGCGCAGGAACTCGTGGAAATCTTCGCCCAAGTTGTCATTCAGGATGGGGCGTTCGCGCCCCAGGATTTTGTCTGTGAACTTGTTGGCGTAGTTGACGTTGTAGGGCGGATCGGTGAATGTCATATCGACGAGTTCATCACCGAGTAGCTTCCGATAGTCATTCAGGTTTGTGGCATCCCCACACAAAAGCTTATGAGGACCCAGTAACCAGAGATCGCCGTGTTTGGAAATTGGTTCATCGTCGACAACCGGCACCGTGTCTTCTTCAACAAGGCCCTCCGAAGTCTTTTCGGATCCAGCAATCAGTGATTCCCACTCGTCAGAGGAGAAGCCCGTCAATTCCAGATCGAGCCCTGCATCGTGTAATTCAGACAGTTCAAGTCCCAACAACTCGTCTTCCCATGAGGCGTTTTCCCCGATCTTGTTGTCGGCCAGAATCAATGCCCGGCGCTGGGTATCGTTCAGATGTTCAAGCGCAATGACAGGAACCTCAGTCATTCCCAGTTGCCTTGCAGCCATAAGCCGGCCGTGCCCCGCGATCACGTGGTTCTTTCCATCGACCAGGATGGGTGAGCCCCAACCAAACTCGCGAATGCTAGCTGCAATTTGGGCAACCTGGGCGCTTGAATGGTGTTTTGCGTTACGCGCGTATGGGATCAACACGTCAGTTGCGCGGTAGTCGATTTTTAGTTGGGTCATGGGGCAAAAAGGAAACCCGCCGAGTATTTCTACAGGGCGGGTTGGGCTCAGGGAGCGACTCTTGTCATCAGTCGTACTTCTGTTCAGAAGATAGCCGAAATGATAGTCAAAAATGGCCTAAAGTGTGTCACGCTGAAATCTCGCTAGTTTCCCCTTAAGGGATCAGGCTCACCACCCATTACGTCAAAACCCGCCAATTTCCGCACGACATTTGACGTCCCTGCAGCACGTGCGATGTGTTCAGGATCAGTACGAGTTTTTGGACGGTAGCTTTCCATTGGCGACAAACTGTTGACCGGCTGTAACCGAATCGCTTGGCAATATCGTTCCAAGGATGGCGGTCGGCTCTCATCCACAGTAGCAGGCGTTCGTCCACGCTAAGCCAGTTCATCCAGCGCATCACTTCCAGCAGATCATCGATGTCCGCCGGGGAGGGTGGGCTGCGATAGACCCCACTCTCCTCAGTAGCCAGACGTTCGAACTCGGTTCTTACGATGACCGGCCAAAGGTTGAAGTGCGACTGGACCCTGACAGCAGGCAGGCGTTGGGCTGTGCGCGATGCCCGGACAATTCGGTTGGCCACTGTGTCATGCGTCCACTCATCCATGGGTGCTCTCCAGCGTTTGCCCGTAGAGCTTGTTTCCGATTCGACGCACGTAGGCTCGCTCCATGTCGCTTAAGCGAACATCAGCTGCATGAACCACCAAAATCTGGTCCTTTTGCCAGCCAGTGCGCTTGACCGAGTCGGTGTCCATGGCGACTGGCTGAAGCCGTGACAATGGAGACCGGTAGGGACGTTGACCGACACGCATGGAATTACACCCCCGTCTCGCGAGCCCAATAAAGCAGCGCCAAGGCATCCGCTTCATTGTCATCTGCAACGTTGTGGTCTCGGGCTGCCATGGCTGCGATCATTTCAGCCTTGGAAGCGTTGCCTTTGCCGGTGGCGTGTTTTTTGATGGTTCCCACTGGTACACCCTGATACGGGATCTGGTGGTGTTCGCACCAGGCAGTCAGGTGAGCCATGAAGCCGCCGTAGGTATGAGCCGCCGTCACGCCCGCGTGTCTGCGCACCTCCTCAAAGACAACCAGATCAATTTGCTCTGCGCACTGCTTAACGTCAGCTAGCCATCGTTTGAATCGCAAGAAGCGCATACCTCCTCCCTCGAATCTTTGCGGTTGAAATGGTTCGCTGCCACTGGAAATCGGTTCATCGCGTTTACCTAGCGCCCATCCTGTCGTGGTACCCAGGTCCAACGCCAAAATCGTTGTGTTCATCTGTGATCCTTTTGAGGTTGGTGACGGATGGTGACGCTTTTTACGGTTAACCCTATATATGCGTGTGCGCGCACGCGTGAGGCGTAAATCAATAAATCTGTCACCATCCGTCACCATGTTTCATTCACTGGGGTCGTAGTAGCTGCGAGGTTGAGGTTTTGGGCGTAAATGCAAGCCCTTAAATCCCCGCAGACCACCGTGCATGCGAGTTGTCTCAAAACCCCGGTTAATCAGCACTTCGGAAAACCGCTTGATCGACCCGACGTATTCGCCCGCCCGCTCAGCCCATTCGCGCCATTCGGCATATAAGTCCGATGACGCCGCTTTGCTAGTGGGCCTGATTTCGCAACGTTCTTCCAGCCACTGGCCCATTGCATCCTCAGCCTCGAAATACTCTTTCGTGGCATCCTCGACGACGGCTGGGGGCGTAAGTCCCTCTTGTAACCAGACCAGGCAGCCCTGTAAGGCCCAGGCCATGATCCCGTCCTTCTCATCCAGAAGTTTTTCCGGCAAGCATGGATCACGTCTATGGGGTGGGACTGTGACGGTGAAGGGTACGAGGTGCAAGCGCCTTCGCATCGCTTCATCCACATTCCGAATGGCCGGTTTGTGATTGCCCGCAATTAACAGCTTGAATTGCGGGAAGTAGTCAAAGAAGTCCT